TAATAGGTTGGGTAGCAGGTTTCATTTCTTTGATTTCTTCTAGAACAATTTCGGCTATACCTGTACCAAAGACCGCTGCGTTAATCAAACACTCAGCCACACCCTTGCGAATCTTGTTAGCCTTGAAATCTTCCAAGAGCTTTTCGCGAAGGTAGACTACATCTTGGTTCTCTTGGTCAGAGATGTCGTCCTTCATGTCAAAGAACCTACCACGACCAAACGTAGCCTCTTCAATCTCTGCGACCGAGGACTCTACTGCTTGCTGAAGGGCAGGGGATATGATCTGGGATCGCTCAGACTCGCGGTTACGGTCTTCGCTAGAGTAGATGCCACGCCAAAGACGGTAGTATTCATCAAACTTTTTTTCGTAGTTTGTTTCGTAATGGTCACGCCAATCACGACACTTTGCCATAACCCAAGACTCAAGAGTCTCTTCTGTGCCAAACTGATCTTCGTTTGATTCGAGCATCTTAGTATCCCGCTACTGAGTCGATTACGTCAAACTCATCTATTTCAAAGTCGTATGCGTAAGACACCTTAGCCAGTTGGTCTATATAGGCTAAAGCGTCTACCATGTCATCGTGGGTGAGGGCATCGGGGAATTGGAAGATTTCATCCATGAATTGGATGTTCCACTCACCCTTGTTAAGATTGCAGATTCCATTCTCGAATCTACCTTGTAACGCCCACATCACCCTGTCAGTTTTCTTCTTGTTACCGTGGGTCAGCTCTTCGACCCTGAAAAATGTTTGGTACTTCTTCATCAGGTCTGTGAGAGGCGACATAACAGCCTGTCTGGCTATGCCCTTCTCTATCCCAATGGATATGGGTTGATAGTCTCTGACTATCTGGAATATCTTCTCTGCGGTGGCGTTTAACTCCCACCGTCCGCAAACAATGTCCTTAACCCACCAACCATACTCGCCTACCTTTACAATAGCAATAGCGGTATTGTCAAGCTTTTTGTTTTTGGATTTGGCTTTTCCGACTTCTTCAAAGCCCGCGAGGTCAATGGCAACGTAGTAATCGCCCGTATCAGGCTCTTCGTCATCGAAGTGAACCCACTCTTCCTTAAACATCTCCGAGCCACGAGCTTCAAAAGATGCCATAAACTCCTGCCGAAACGCGAAGGAAGACATGGATTTCTTTGCTGCATCAATCTCGTCTTTGTCCAGTAAGTCATTGTCATAGCTTGTGTAGTGCCATGCTTTATATGTGGGGTCTTCGCCTAAACTGGCTTGCTTGTAGAGTTCATAGAAATGATTTCTACCCATTGGTGTCCCGATAAATAAGGCATCGCCTTTCAAGTCTGTCAACGCAGGTCGTAGTATTAGCTCCCATACATCGGGCTTCATGTCTGCGTATTCATCCAAGACAAGAAACTTGAGACTTACGCCGCGCATTGTCTCAGGTCTGTCCGCGCCCTTCAAGCTGATAGTTGTGCCGTTGACTAATCTGACCTGCATATTGTTTACATGGGAGTTCTCTATCACGGGTTGTCCTATCTCCAATAGGAGATTCCACATAATATCCCGTGCCTGACCCTGTGTGGGGGCTACATAGAACACCTGCCCTTGATCGGACTTCAAAGCGTTGACTAGCAAAAGATAAGCCGCAAGACGAGACTTGCCCGTCCTACGACCCGCAGCAACCACCTTAAAACGAGTGGGATCGTTCCAGACTTTCTTCTGCCACTCTAAGAGACTGATATCTAGGTTCATCTACTTCTCGCGGTTTTGGTTGCAATCTTCTTGGGTTGTTTGGAAAACTGCTTACCCTTGGCTGTGTCAGCCTTTTTCTTCCGCGAGGTAGCGGCGTATTCCTTGGAAGACAGAGAATCTCTAGCCTTCTTTGGAAGATACCTTTCCCCAGTAGCTTTCTTGCCCTGAGTTGATGGCTTGCCAGACTTAGTACCCCAATCCTCCTTACCCCATTTGGATAAGGATTTCTGACCACTGGTCTTGCCACCAGAGTACCCGCCACCCTTGGACTTGTACTCTTGTGCTACAAGTTGGGCTTTACGGGCTGACCATTGACCTGCTTTGCCGCCCTTCGTTCCCGCCATCACTTTCTTCTTGATGCCTTCGCGAAGGGACGGTTTAGTGTAGGCCATTACTTCTTCCGAGTAGTTCGCGTAGTACGGGCAGGGGCTTTGGTTGCCATCTTCTTCTTGGCTTTCTTAGCTGCTGTCATTCCCGCAGGGGTGTAGGGGTATTTCTTTCCGTTTACATTAGGCATTGTATTCTCCGGTTCGTATCATATTAGTAATGGTTATAGCGCGCTGTCCTACCTGCTCTGCCCAGTTAGAGTCCAAGAACTCCACCGAGGCTGCTTCGTAGTTAGAAAGAGACATCTCCCTAAGAGCGTCTCTAAAGCCGCGAAGACGGCTCATACCAAGGTTGAAGCACATATCCATCATAGCGTCTTGGCGTACCGAGTCCAAGTGGGTAAACCAATCAAAGGCTTTGGTCAGTTCTTGTTCGCAGCGCCGGATGTCATTCGCGAGGAGATAGTAGACTTCATCCTCTGACAAGCCCATAGATTCTAGGTTACGCCCAACGCCTATGGTTATGTCTCCCGCCGTGCATTCGTAAGGCTTTAGCCGCAAGCCCTCATGTTTAATTAGCAGGTCTTCAATCCTCATGGAAGTCGCCCTCTATAATCTCTGGTTCAACCACGGTGTCTGTGACTCCTGATATGGTTATGTTGACCGTAGGCTTACCGCCTAGCTTGTCCTTATCAAACGAGCTGACAGGCAGTATACGATCTACTATGAGTTTCCACGCAGCAGATTGATTCTTATGGTCGTCATCTTGAGCAGCTCGGAAGATGGACTCTAGCACAGCATTGGTATCCCTCCTCGCGAGGAATCTCTGCTTCATCTCAGCCATAACCGAATGGTCACCCTTGGGTCTACCAATAGGACGGTTCTTTGGCTTTGCTATCTCCGACTTACGGGGACGACCACGCTTTCTCTTTACTGGTGCATTGTCTTCAACCACAACATAGAAGCTCTTTTGGAATTAATATTTGGCGTATTAAACCATTAAATCGTCAGATTCGCCAACCCTTGTATTCGTGCGGGTTTGAGAGGGATGTTTTTTGGCTCTTTTTTTTAATTTGACCTGCTGCAAATTTGGGGGGCAACTACAATAAAAAGCCACGCGCAATCGCCCCTCCCCGTACCTGTCGCGAACCCCGTCTGTTTATACGCGCGCGCACGCGAGCATTTAACGCGCGAGATAGTAAAGCGATTGATTTATTAAAGGGATTGGTTGAGTAAGTGTGTGGGTGCGACTAGCAACCCCTTAGCCCATCCCTATTCGATCCCTGTACGCGCATAGTAGAAGCAAGATCCCACACTGTTACCGGTAACACTCTCACGGTAACACGGTAACACTTTGCGGTAACACAGTAACACTCTCAACACTGTATACATACACAGCACATTAGCTGCAAGCCCCGTATTCATTGGACTTTGAAAACTTGGCACGGTGTCTGCATTGTATTACATGACAACGCAACAATCACACACCAAGGAAAAAAAAATGACTAGATTACAACTTGAACTTAGAGCCGAAAATTGGAATCACAGCTTTGATAGCCGCGCTGAAAAATACGGAAAAGAGGTAGCTTTGGAATGGGTAAAGAACAAAGAATTTCCAAAAAAGGTTGAGCTTAAATATGAGTTTAATCCTTTCATGGGGCTTTTTGAAATAGTTTAAAACAACCGCGCCCTTCGGGGCGCATTACTTACAAGGGGATACACAATGCAACTAAGCAAACCTATGACGACTACCGGAAACCTATTGATTAACTTTTACGAGGCGCAAGTATTACCAAGCAATTGTGCGAAATTAATACTAGCGATAACCAAGGATGATGATATCGAGAAGGTGATCGGATCATGCGCTATCGATGCCCGTAACCTCCATAATGGATTCAATGAAGAATACGGCAACTATGCCGATGCGGTAATCGCGCGACTAATTGCGCATGTCTAATAACTATTGCCCCTAGCAATAGGGGCATAACCCAAGGGGAATCACATGCTATACGAATACGATGACGGTCACGCAAGCTTCGAGTGCTATCTGCTAGCAGAACATATCGAAGATGATTCGCGCTCATATGTTGAATTGCTGCCCGATTATGTAGAACGCGGCGAGCGCTCGAAGTACTGGGTCAATAAAGAATATCTGACACAAGGGGAATAAACCATGCATGTGCAATTCGTAAAAAAATCATCTAATCAGAAAATAGGCGCGATACCTTGCACCACAAGCGCGAGAGACACTTGCCCCAAGGCATGCCCTTACGCGGGCGTTAACGGGTGTTACGCCGAAGCCGGATACTACACGCGCCTCAATTGGGATAAGGTATCTAGCGGCGAACGTGGCGCTAAATACGCTGATTTCCTAGATAACATTGGCAAGCTTAAGGCTAAAACGCTATGGCGACACAATGTAGCGGGCGATCTAATGCCCGACTCTAAGGATAGCGAGAACATAGACTCTCGCGCCCTAGATCTACTCGCTACCGCTAACACTGGCAAGCGCGGTTTCACCTATACGCATTATCGCGACAATGCCCACAACATCAAAGCGATTCGATCTGCTAATCTTAAGGGGTTTACGGTTAACTTATCCGCTAACACTATAGATC